CAACCGATGATCCGCTGATACCAAGTAGCTGGTAGTAGCGGTAACCAGTTGTGTTGGCACTCATGGATGTCTGTACTTGTGTGGTACTTCCGCCTAGCGTAAATGACCCGCCAACATCAGTCCAGCTACTTTCATCGTTAGAGCCCTGCCATTTCCATTCTCCATGGCTACTTGTATTTGACTGGTACCACGTAACCTCTTGTATCACTTTAGACGCAGCAACACCAAAGTCAAACCGTACATAATGGCCAGTCACGTCACCGCCGCCCCACGGCTGATCCGGTTGCACCGCATAGGAACCATTGACAAGTCGGCTTCCCAGACCGTTGGTGAAGTGCGTTCTAGTAACAGTAATTGTGGCCGTGCGGTCCCCCTGACCGCCGTCGTTACTATAGTCCGGCTCCTCCGCCGGGTTGACCGTATAGACTATATCAATCAGTTCTAAGAAGTTATTAGAATCCTGTCCTGCCTTAAACGTCTTGGTGTAGAAGTCGGTTCCGTCGAATAGTAAGCTAGAACTCGTAGACAGCACACCAGCGGCAACATAAACTACTTGCCCATTGGTCAGCCCACCCGCCAAACCGCCAATCTCAGTATCAACATATTCTTTCGTTGCCAAGTCGCTGTCTGCTACGGGCGTTACTCCGCTGACAGTCCCAGAAAATGCCCTTGTTCCGCTAACCAATGAATACTGTGTGTGGTCATCGTCCGCTAATCCGGTTAAATCTCCGTGGTCCGTAGAGATAGCCCCGATCTCAGTATCTACATACAGCTTGGTTGCTAGGTCGGCGTCGGCTACCGGAGTAACTCCGGCAACAACGCCAGTAAAGGCCCTTGTCCCATCAACCAGCGTGTAGATGCTATGCGTATGCCCTGGGTCGTTCCCGCTCGTTACGTTCACGCCGGACACTGTTCCAGTAGTAGACAGATTTTCATTACTAAAGCTTATTGCCCCGGTATCGCTGGTAATCGCGGCACCGTTTATCGTAATGTTGTCAACGACCAGAGACGTAAGAGTAGTAAGGTCTGTAGTCCAAGCAGGAGCAGCACCAACCCCAGCGCCTACAAGAATCTCCCCAACGGCTCCCTCAGTGATAACAGCAGTATCAAACTGTACGCGCTGAAAAGCTCGTCGAACTTCTTCAGGACTGTGGGGATTTGGCGTGCGGCTAGGCATCAGGCAAGCCTCCTTCGGCCCGCGTCACGGCGAGTAGCCACGACAGATTCAACGGCCCAACTGCGACCAGTCTCGCCTGTCAGTTTTAGTGTCATAGCCTGTCCGGCGCAAGTCGGTCTAACTGTAGCGTTGAGGTCTTCCGTCCAAGTGCCTGAATCTCTAGCCGACGCCAAAACCGCCGCCTCCGCACTATTACCTGCTGTAACCTCCCAATCAACATCACCGCTGTAGTTGGCTACTGTGGCATCCATCGTCAGTAGCCGCCCGCTAGTCCCCTCAGACGCCAGCGCGATAGGCCCGATAACAGCATAAGACTCAAAGGATGTTCCGCAATCCGTTTCGGCAAGATCGTTGTACCTTCGCAACTTTCCATCGCGGCACCCTAGAATAACCCCGGAATCTTCAATAGCAGAGCCTTGATAAACACACGTAGCAGTGGGCTCGTAGTCTTCGTCCAGCGACATGGGCCAAAATGACTTGTGCTGTAAATCCATCCACCAATGCACGCGGGTATTAGATGGCTCCGTAGTCAGATAGATGTGAACGCCGCGACCATGTGTATCATACTCAAGCTGCGCGTTTACCTGATTCGTATTGATGTTTAAGAACTCTCTTGGTAGCGTGTCCCTAGATAGCGGTTGGGGAAACGTGTCTCCACCTGGGGCAAGCTGATACACGCCGTCCAGTGATAGAAAGATTAACTCTCCGCTTGGACCAAGACACCACGCCTTGGGTCCGACGATCCCAATTGTATGACTGATGGCGTCGAGTGTGCCGCCAGAGGCAGGGTCGCCTCGCATCCGCCACATGTTGTTGCGACAACCAAGAATCAAGTAATCGTCGCTATGGGATACCAAGGCTAGAATTGGATCGCCCGGAGTGCCTGCATCGCTGGCTGTTCCAGCAACAGCGGCCTGCTCGTCTTCTTCGGCGTAGTCCCAATCTAGCTCATCTGCTACTCTGCTCATGTACCAAACGTGTGGAGCGGTCTCTGCCCCAGCCAGTACGATACGATCCAGATAATGGGCGATAAGCGGGTTGCCAGAAGGAACTTGCCCGACCGTTGCCGTCATTATCGAAAGAGTCTCTGTTGCCGGGTCGTACACCTTCGGGGCTCGCTCAATTCGGTATGAGCAGTTCCCCGTACCAGCGGCAGACCCAAGAGTAATAGACCCAGCAGCCACAGATGCAATCGTGTACGTGCCGTCCGTAACAGTCCCCGTGCCATCCGAAACTACAACAACCATATCATCCTCAAGAATGCTCAACGCTGTCCAATCGGCGTAGCTGGCTGCATCGAACGCTGTTCCAGCACAAGTGCCATCTGTGCCGCTTGCCTGTAGGTCTCCATAATCGGCAATGTATAGCTTTTGTCCACTCTGTACCCCGAGTAACAGCGTGTCATCTCGTACAGTAAGGTCTGAGGTTACTACAGTCATGCGACCATAGGTAGACTCCTCATACAGGTCGCCGCCAGAAGAAGCATATAGGACAGATCGAGTAATCGGCACGGAACCCGTAGAATAATACTGCACTCGGAAAGTGTTGGTTAGACACAGCCCACCGTCTTCAGTACATTCCATGCCGAATCCGACTCTTGCACCAGCATTTGCGTTTATTGACCCAGAGGCTAGCTCCTGCCCTTGGAATAGTATTTGGTAGTCGTTTCCATTTATCAGAAGAGACAGCCAACCAGGGGCCACGTTAGCGGTAATCTCGTTCAGCGTAACGGTAGCATAGGATATGGCGGAGTAGTAAACTCGCATAAAACCAGAACACGCTCCTGACGAACCCGTCATTTCCAATTCAACCATCACTCCGTTTGTAAGAATGTCCGGCGTATACTCGTCCATTCTGGCATAAAGCCGGTATTTTCCATGCCACTCGCCAGCCCACGGAACTAGATAGACCTCTACGGCGTAGCTCTCCGAAACATCAATAGGCAACGTATCAAGAACTACTTCGCCCTCTGCAATAGAGGTATCCACGCTAGCCATCGACGAGGTAAGAATGCTGGGAACATCTGAAGCCCAGCTTGCTTGTGTCCATGCCTCGGACATAGACAAGCCAGAGAAGTTATCAGAGTAGGAGGTAAAGCCGTCGCCAAGCGCCAGAACCATTGGGGCCAGCATTCGTACTTCAGTACCCAAGTCGTCCAGGTGCGATTCTACGAGACCGGGCCTACTACCGCCACGCTCCCGGCCTTCAAGAGATTCTCGCAGACGGACATTGAGGCATGATGGGGAAGTAAACGGGGGCTGGGACTGATAGGCTGTCTTCCGTGACAGTCCTCCCAGTGGGAAAGATAGATTGAACGACTTCCGCTTCGCCATGAAGTTTGCCTTCCGTGGCTAGATTGTTTACTCTACTGCAATAAACTGCTCATACAAACCCATGTGCCTACTGGTCAGCTTGCCCTCTTTATCCAGCTTCTTCAAAGCGTCGGCTACGATTACGTGTGCCGCTGGCCCTATATCAACTTCTTTGCCAGTATCCTTGCTTGGATTCCAGTTAATGGCATCGCCAGCCTGCTTAATCTCAAACTCGGATAGCTCCTCTTCAGTGAACGAAAGAGATTCCCGCATCTCCCGCACGATTTTCAGGGTAAGATACGTGCCCTGCTCCGGGAGACAACCAAGAATCGTAAGACGATCAAGAACGCTAAGTTTCATTTTCTCTCTCCTATACAAACAAAAACCCCACGGACGATACGTACATTATACCATCCGTGGGGTCAAATGTCAAGCACTAGGCGTGAAGCGTATCGTACAGGGCGATGTAGTATGGCGTTCCACCAACGTCCACAACTAGTGCCTTGTCCGCCCCAACCGTTTCATTAGTTGGTGCGGCTGCCGGAACAAGAGCATTAGTAACTACGCAGCCAGATGCAGCCTCAATCTTGAGGAAGTTGGTCACATGGGCAGTATCCACAATCTGGATAGCCGCCGTGGCCAGTGCATCAGCCCCCAAGAACAACAAGGCATCGCAGACGCTATCCGTAGCAGTTGCCTCAAGCTGGCCTGCGATGACGTGACACAGACCCGTAACGGCCCCAGCACCCTCGACAATGGCCAGCACGCCAGTAACCCAACCCTGCCCAACCGCACCGGTCAAAACAGCCTTGCCAGATAGGCCAGTCAAGTGGGCATTTGCATTCTGCGTCGAAACGCCGCCAGCGCCAATTGTCATGTGCCCCTGGACGGCATAGGCGTCGAAGCAGTTGAAGCCTACGGAGCAAGAAGACAGGAGACCCTGCAACTTGTTGTTCGTCGTAGCCCCCGTGTTAGAAACACCAATATAGGCAGCCATCGTTGACGTATCAGCAGCAGTTTTGTTAGTTGCAGTCGAGAGATTGACACTAAAGGCAATGTTGTCGATCAAAACGGAATCTACCAAAGGGGTTCCGTAAGCGCCAACGCTTAGCGCCGACAGCAAGTAAGAGGTCGGAACAGCCTCAATAGCAATACCCCTGGTCGCAGACCCCGCTGGAATATATAGGCCATAGGTCCACGGGTAGGAGGCGCTAGCCATGCTGGTAGCGAACGCACAGCTACTACCGGAAGCAAGGGCAGCAGCGCCATTGTTGAATGCCAAGAACCCGGCGATGGGATCGGTGGCTGTAATGGAGGCATGACCGCCGAGCCGGGCCATAATGCACGCTTGTCCAATCGTGTAGCTACCATTGCAGACCACGCCGCTGGTGTGTCCCTCGAACGTACCCATGATACCAGCGTGTAGGTGGGTCAGTGTGGTATCCTTAACCACCAACTGACCAACAATACCGTAAGACTCGTGGGCAATGCTGGTAGCATTAACGACGTGCCGGGCACGGATACACTTAGCGGACTTAGCACTAGTCAAGTCGCTGGCACTTCCGCCGAACACCGCGAATACATCAAGCTGCCCATCGGTCCAGGTGTCCGGCACGGTTGCGAACGGAACAGCGTCAGTTAGTGCTGCGCTGGTATTGAATCCGCCCCAACGAGCCGTCTTGTAGGCGTCAGCAATTACAGCCTTAGAGACGGCGACCGTCCCAGCAGTAGCCCCAAGCAGCGGGATCGTCAACGCGCCCGTAGAGGCAAGAGTAGCCTGTCCACTGACGGCTACTTCCTCGAAGCTGTCACCGTCGGCTACCAGAATCTTGCCCGCGCCATAGGTACAAGTACCAATATCGGGTAGGTCAGAAATCTCAAACGAGGTCGTAAGCAGCGGGTTAAAATCGCAGCTTGTAACTGAACCTTCGTTCACGTACAGAGCCGTTTCAGCACCGCCATCGGTATGCTTGAAGATACAGCCAACTTGATAGCCATCTGTGGCGTCAGTAGGCACCGTTGCGCCGGAGGCTTCCAGCAATCCACGGTTTAGCTCGGGCTGCTGAATCTTGAGCAAATTGCAAATACGTTGAATCATCGGAAACCTCCTTGAAAGTAAGAAACAAAAAAAGAAGCTGGTACTTGATCCCAGCCAGTACATTAAGTTGCAGCGCTACCAGGAGCAAACTCGATTCCGGTCCCGTCCTGGTACGTTCCGGTAGCTGTGTTGCCAATCACGTAGATTGCCTGCCTCGCATTACTGCCCGTCAGCTTAATGGTGTCGCCAATCTTCAGCAGTTGAAGACCCTCACCGGCTACCGCCGCTTCTCCGATACCAAGAGCGCAGGTGACAGCGTTGGTATGCTGGATGATAAGACACTCGCGGTTGTAGTCGGCGGCGACAAGCAACGCACTAGCCGCCGACCCAGTAAAGTTACCTTTTGCCATTTGTCGTCCTCGCTATTATTTGGGTATATCCGGCCACTTCGGATACTCTGGGTTGTCGTTGTCGTTCCAGAACCCTGGATAGTTTGGTGTATGTCTGTACTCTAGGTGAGTCATTGTCTCTATGCCACCCGTTGCCTCCCCTTCGCAGATAGCATTGACGGCCAGTCTCGCCTTTGCTCCTAGTATTCTAACAGAGCATCCTTGGTTCCCTAGTACCAGTCCCTTACCAATTTCAGGCGTCTCTCCTAAAGCCAGATACACAGGAGTAACGGCCCCGTCCCACTTACCAGTCTGGAACTGAACAGTCAGTTCATCTCTATAGAAGTCTGCTGCAATAATCTCAGTAGCAGTATCAGGGTCAATTGTCCATCCGTAGGCAGCCATTAGAAGAACCAGATAAAGGAGCCAGGGCGATATTCTATGTCCTCGCAAGTTTCGATTCCGATTGTCGTAGCGCCTCCGGCATACCCGTAGAT